TTGTAAAGATCCTTGATGTGATTGTTCTCCATTTACAATCTCCTCGTAGGTTAAATGACACACTCTTGAAGAGGTACCATTAGGAGTAAACTTTATATCTTTTTTTCCTATTTTGTCAAGGATAGCGGATTCAATACCTTTAGGTGTATCTAAGGCTTCAATATTAAAATTGGCTCTATATCCGTATGCATTGATTTTTACTAAGAAGTTTTTCATCATGGTTTTATCTTTCTATCATAAAAAAAGGGAGGCCGAAAGGCCTCCCTTTAAATAAATAATGCTTAAAAATTAAGCACCTTCAGAAGCAAAGATACCTCTAAAGTCAGAAACACCAAAAGAGTATCTCTCTCTTGCTTTGTATCTAACGTTTCCAGTATCAAAGTCACCTTCCATTTTAGTGGAGATAGGTGCTCTCTCAAAGTACTTCATTCCGTTTGGCACATCTGTAATGATGTAAAACGCATCAGTGTCTGTTAAGAAATTGTTAACCACATAACCTTGCGGTAACATTCCCATAGATCTGATAGCATTGATATCATTGTCAGCTGTTCCAACTCTGTTAGCAGACTTCATTAATCTCTCTGCAGTGAACTGAAGTTCAGAAGGAATAATCATTTTCATTCCTTTTGCAGCGATCTTAAGACCTCTCTCATCTGTCATTGCAGCGATGTCGATTAAACACTGCTCTAATGAAGTTTCGTTAAGGTCCGCTTGAGTTGCTAAAGTGTTAGCTACTGTACCAGCGATTGTTGGGTGAGAAGTGTTAAATAAAGAAACACCATCACCTGAATCAAAGTTATCAGTAGTTGGTAATCCTTGAATTAAAGGATTAACAGCTTTAACTTGTTTAGTTTGCGCCATTGAACGAGCCAACGCTTTTGTATATCTAGAAGCTAATCTGTCATACAGGTTATCCTCAATCGCTTCTTCAGTGATTGCGAATGCTAAAGCGATAGTCTCGTGAGTGTATCTAGCTGTGTAAGTCTCTTGAGCATTGTCAAAAGCTACGCCAGAACCCTCAGATTTAACTTGCGCTGAAGCAAAACCTGATAACATTACTTCTTCTTCAAAAGCTCTGTCCGAAGTTTCTTTAGTGTAAATAGCTTCGTGTTGGTTTTCGTATTGTTTGTATTCCAGGCCGAATAGTGCATTCAATCCTGGCTCTAGTTCTTTAACTAGTTGTGAACGTGATATAGCCATATTTTATTCTCCTATTATACGCCTGCTGTTGATTTTAAGAAGTGTTCGTTGATTTCAACAACAAAATTTACGTTCGCAGAACTTAAATCATTATTGTCTGGATCTTTAGAAACACCAATTACTTTTAATTGACCACTTGCAGTACTAGTAGTTGAATCATCTAACTCTACTTTTGAAACAAAGTTAGCTGAGTTTCCTGCTGTGTACAAGATGTCGTAATTCATGAATACATCAGTTTGTGCCGAAGCAGCTGAGTTATCCGATTGAATCTCGAATCTTTCATAAGGGTCATCAGATACGAAAGCAACAATATCCGAAGCGTTTACTTGCGAATAGTGGTTTGCCCACGTAGGTTTTTTTGTAGTAGGATCAGTATAAAATACACCGTTTAGTGAACCTAATAGTACGCTACCTACCGCTGCTACATCTATTGTTCCTGCCGCAGTTGCTTTAACTGGATCCTGGAAATAGATAGTAGAGCTATCGTTAGCTGCAATACTATATTCACTTAAACCTTGAGCGTCTCTATTCTGACCAACTTTGCCAATCGGTTTTAAACCGAAAGCAGCGTCTTTATTTGCCATAGTTTTTTACTCCTAAGTTTTAAGTTTAATTGGGGTTCTGAATTGTTAAAAAATTAACTTTTCTTAGAGCCACCAAAAGTTACACGAGTTTGTCTATCAACATTGATAGGCATACTTGGGTGCTGTTCCTTCATGAGATCGTTGTCTACTGCTTGATCTTGCTCAATACCTTGTTTTGCATAGTATTCAGCTCTTGATTTTGCAACCTCTTCCGGTACCCTAGCCAGCACTAGGCCGCCAACTCCGATTACACCAGCGTATTTTCCGTCTTCGACAACTGGATAATTTGAATCTGGATATTCATCAGCACGAACTAATTCGTAACCTGATCTTAATCTTCCAGCGATATTTTTAGAATCCTGAAAGCCCATTGATTCTGCTCTTATCCATCTATGCCTAAAACCATTTGGCGCAGGTGGTGCGTCTAAAGATGACGGTGGAGTCCAAACTTTAGGTCGAGATGTTTTATCTCTAGTTTGACTCGCACGAGAAGCTTCTTTTATATTTTTATTTTCCATATGCATTTACTCCTTCGTGGTTAATTGTTTCGCATAAAGTTCAAGTGGCACACCTAATTTTTTAGCAATTGCTACTTGTGATGGCGTGAGTCTCACAGTTTTGCGACCTGGTTTACTACTTCTAGATGCAGAAGCAACTACTTGAGTAGGTTTCTCCCTTGTCGAATTTTGTGTCTCATTATTACCAAATTTATGAGGAAATTCAAGTCTAATTCTTTTGTCTATTTCTGTGTAATATTCATCAGATCTAGGATCATATCCTTCCTCTTCAGTTAACTGCTCATGTATTGCAATAGCAGCGCTTTTCATTACTTTATCCGTGTTAAACCAAGGATTTTTTTGAGCCCAAGATTGTGCTTTAGGATCTACTGTATCCACTGGTTCTTGTTGTAATTGAGATTGTCTGGTTTGTACCGGAGTCTCAATTTGAGTTTCTTGTCTAGATTTTATTTCAGAAAGCCTTGCTTCTTCATAACCTAATCTTGAAATCTCTGTTTGTGCAGCAACTTCTAATTCTAAATTACCATCTTCTCTTGCTTTGGCTAATTTAGCAATCGCTGCTTCTTTGGAAGACTTAATTCTGTTTTCCATTTCAGACACATATCCTGTATCTAATTTAGTTAAACGTCCTTTTAAAGTCTCTTGCTCTGTCAATACTGATTTTGCGTAATCTATAGCAGCTTGTTCTCTTCTTTCTGCTTCACGCATTTTTTTAGTTAACTTAGCAATTCTCTTTTTTACTCCTTCTGAGTAGTCATCTAATTCTTTCTTTTTTTCATTATCTTCTTCTGAAGATTCTTTCTGTTCCTGGTCCGTGGTTCCTGCTTCGCTAGCTTGAACATTTGACTGCTCATCCAATTTCTCAGATGCGTCAACGGACTCCTTACTGTCTGTAGTTTCATGGGATACCTCTAGTTCTGATTTGGGAGTTTCTAATTCAATCTCGGCTCCTGGACCTGAAGTATCTATGTCTACTGTTTTTTCTTCTTGCATAGTTATCTCCTATGTTATGGTTAAAATTGATGAAAGATATCTTCGGGGTCTTTCACCGTTGCTAAGACTTCATCATCATTCAGAAGTCTAACCTCCCCGCCATCTATAAGAATTCGGCTTCCTGCATATCTTGCAAAGATAACCCAATCCCCCTTCTTGCACCAAGGACCTTCAGGAAATTTTTCCTTGTCATAACAATGAGGTCCCATAGCAAGAACAAGACCACAAGTAGATGCAACTTGAGATCTTTCTATGGATTCGTCTGATAAATAAATTCCACCTTTTGTTTTTGGTTTTGCTTTAAAAGGTAAAACTAACATTCTCCAACCAGTTGGTTGTGGAAGTTTAGAAGATTCTTTTTCTTTAATAGCGTTATGCTTATTTATTTCTTCTTCTTTTTGTTGTTCGTATTTTTCTTGAAGTGCTAATTTAATCTTTGGTACTTCCGTCGAACTTGACGACATTGTCGTCTGCTTTTGCTCCGTCATTTTTTTGCTCCTTTGGTTTTAGCAGGTTAGAGATTTCCTGATCTACGTATTGGTAGGCATGTGCCTGTCCTAACAAATACTTGTATTTTTCCATATTGTCAACACCACCAGCGAGAAAGTTCTCTCCTATTTGTTGGTAGTTATCTCTTAATATCTTTCTTAGTTTCGAAAGAAACTCGGTTACATCCATTTAACAATTCCACTTTCTTAGGGATTTGTTTATTCTGCTATTAGGATCCCTTGCCGTTTTAGCAGAAGTTAATCTTTTTTTCATACCACTCATTCTAGCACAAAAAGACTTACGTCTATTTGCTGCTTTAGAACCTTTTTTTAATTTAGATGGCTTGGTAGTAACAGCCATAGATAATTTAGAACCAGGATTTGCTCTTCTATAAGATGCAATACCTTTTTTATTTAATCCACCGGATTCTGATTTACCTTCTTTTCTTTGCCACGCAGGAGTTGCCTTTCCTCCTTTAGCTAATTTGGTAGGAACTTTTTGTCCTTTGGGAAAAGGAACTTTTGATTCTAATTCATCAAAAATAGCTTTTGATCCTCTAGATAAAAATGCTCTACCATATCCTTTTTTAGCTATCATTTTTTCTTTTTAGGAAAACCTTTCTTCATGTTAGCGTATGCTTTAGCTGAAATGGTTGATTTAGATTTAGGTCTTGAAATACCAAGTTTTTTTCTTCTATTGATATTGGCCCAAAGACCAGGTTTCTTTTTTGTAGCCATTAGCACTTTCTCCCTTTGGCTTTTCCACCCATTTTATATTTTTCACGGGCTTCCATTTTTTTAGATTCTTTTTTCTCATGTTTTTTCATAGCGGCTTTAGATTTATATTTTTCTTTGCCACCATATTCTTTGATCATTTTCTTTTTCATTATTTGTTCTCCTTTTTACAGTTGCATTCATGACTACATATACATGGTGTAATTCCGAATATTTTACAAACTAATTTACAAAGTTTATTTTTTATTTTTTTTAACATATTTATTTTCCTTTTTTTGTATTAATGATATCTGTTGCTTTGATTCCATACACGGCAGCCACTACGGAAATCCAAAGTCCAGTCACCCACCAAGGCATACCTTGTAATTTCTCAAAATACAAG